AATTCTTGCGCAAGAACAAGCCCGTGTTCCAAAAACTATTGAAGCAATTGATGCAATTCAACGTGTTTGGAAAGCTGGGAACGCCACGCTGGACAACTCCGGTATTGGTATTCAGAACCTGCTAAATACGTTTGATAATCCCCGACGTGGACTTAGAGCCGCTAAAGAAAGCATCAAGGCATGGCGCGACCCTGCTGTGTATTCAGACTGGGCTTCTGGCTTTAACTCAAAGGTTGCTGCTGAAGGAAGACTTACGACTGATGAATGGGCAGGGCAGTACGGGCTTGCTCAACTTGGTCGTGCAGAAGATGTTGCTTCAGGAATTCTGGAGTCAATTCCAGGTGCAGGCAGGGTGTTTCAAGGTGCAGACCGTGCGTTTGCGACTGTTAGTGACGTTGCCCGTGCGGAATGGGCAGATGATCTTCTTAGAGAAGAATTGCTTCAGGGTAAAACAATCGACAGCCTACGCGCTGACGGGACACTGCAACAAATAGCAAACACTGTAAACGCTGCAACTGGATTTGTGCAGGGTGATTTTAGTCTTGCAAACCTAGCGATGTTCTCGGCTCGGTTCTTCACTGCACGAATCTTGACGATGTTGCGGGCTATTCGAGGCATGGACATTGATGCCCCGCTAGACCTGATTCCTGTCGCTGGTCGAAAATTACAGCGTGATCTTCCAAAGGTAAATAAGTTTTCTCGAACACAGGACAAATACGCTCGCCGTGCGCTGATGCGAATGATTGGCTACGGCACACTGCTGACTGTTGCATTGAACGAATTACAAGGACAAGACACAGACTTCCGTCCTGTAGTAAACGGAAAGTACAACTCAAACTTTTTGCGCTTCCGTGCTTTCAATCGAGACTGGTCAGTGTTTGGTCCGTGGGACTCATTGGCGCGCATGCTTGTAAACGTGGGAAACCTACGCACAAAAGACACAGTGCGATCTCTTGGTAATGCCCCGTTTGTAGCAATGGGAATGGACTTGTACGAAAACAAAGACTTTCTTGGGCGACCACTATTTAACCCGAAAGGTTCAAAGCCAGAACAGGCAGCACAAATTACTCAGTATTTTGCTGAAGGTGTTCTTCCGTTCGCAGCCTCAGAAGCGGGCGAACTTAGTGGCGAGGCAAAAGATAATCTGTCAGAAGGAGACTGGCTTGGTCTTGGATTGACAGGGCTGTTTGCTTTGTCAGAAGGATTTGGTATCAAGTCATCACCGCTAAGTACCGCAGAGTTGCGTGCGCTTGCTGAGAATCCATCCACGTCTCCAGAGATGCGTGCAGAGATAAATCAGGAAATTAGAGAACGCCAACAGGGATTCAGGCGTTTCGACAACAAACAGAGTCAAGGACAGTCCACTGCTGACAGAATCTTCGGCGGCAACTAAAGAAGTACGCCTGACCGGAAACAGGGTTCGATGTTCCAAGTGTCCACGCACGATTGGGATAATCCAAGACGGTCGCCTATTTGTGAAGTCAGGTGACGTAACTGTTGTTACCCCATCATGTTCTGTATTATGTAAATGCGGTTACTGGAACCATGTGGGGATAGAGCCGTAACGAAAACTGAATAGGTTTCGGGCAAGTCCCACTTTCTGTGCTCATTGGCACGGCGGGTGGGCTTTTTCATTTAAAAGAGGACTAATAGATGGTCACACCAAATACCACGTCTTCTCAAGTTGAAGAAGCAACGTCTGACAATCTGGAACAAGCGTTTTTTGACGCTGGCGACGAACCACTCATTCCTGCCGAGTTCGATGACAGGTACGAGTCAACGGAAGCCAGTACAGAAGAAGGGGCTGAAACTTCAGAGGACTCAGGGGTTGAGAACAACGAAGAGAACGGGGCGGTAGACAACACCGAAGAAACCACACCTAGTGCTGAAGAGAACGTAGAAAGCGAATCTACTGAAGAGACTGAGCAAGTTGCGGAAGCAACAAAAGAGGCATCTGAAGAATCAGAAACCTCCAAGTCTCAGGAACGAACGTATTCGCAGTCTGAAGTTTCTAAAATCGAGTCTTCTAAAGACACACAGATCAGCGAACTTCATAAGCAGTTGAATGAAATGAGCCAACAGGTTCAGCGAATCACTCAACAGCAAAACGACAATATTCTCGAAGCTGAAGTACGTGGGTACGCACAGTCTCTGCAGGCTCAACTTGAGAATCAGGGCTATGACGCACAAACTGCTGAAGGCATGGCAAACCAGCAAGCCAACGCTGCGAAAGCGGCTTACTTGGCACACCAGGAAGCCGAAAACCTCAGATCACAGTTGACTACTACTCAGCAACAGTCAGAAGAAACTGCTAAGCGTGCTTCGGTAGACCATCTAATGCAACAGCACGGGCTGACCTCCGACCAGCATCGAAATTTGCTGCTGGGGTACTCAGACCCGACTCTTGCTGTCCAGGCTGCTCAAACATTGGGTGAAGCCGAACAACTTAAAAAACAGACAATCGCAGCTAAACAGGCAGAGGTTCCTGCCGGTGGAGAAGCAAACTCCTTTGATGGAGGCACAGGCTCAAGTGGGTCAGAGACAGATTCCCAGTGGCTACAAAAGTACAACGCTGGGATTTACGACTCCCCCGCTGATGACGCAAGAGCCATGAAACTTCTTGCCGCACGTGGATTCAAACTGCCGTATAGCTAGGAAACAAAACAATGGCTAATGGCTACACAACCACAGACCAGATGGCAGATAGTCTGCCTACGGTCGTCGCACAGGCTCGTGTTGTGCGAAAGTACGATGGTGTAATGCAGCAGTTGTCCGACCGAGTCAATCTTGGTCAGGGCGTTGGTAACGACTGGCGCGAGATTTCTCTTGCACAGTTGACCGCTGTAAACATCACTGAGAACACCGAAGAAGACAACCCACAACAGTTGTCCGACAGCGTGTTCACTGTTACTCCTTCGGTTATTTCAGTCCACACGGTTATTACTGACCGAACGGCACGAAACATCTCGAAGAACGTTTTTGCCAAGACTGGTCAACTCGGTCAGCAGGCAATCGAAACTCAGAAAGACAAGGACGGTCTTGCCGTTCTCGACGGTGCAACTACCCAACTTGGTTCCGCTGGCTCGGCACTCACCTCTGGTGTAATCGCTGCTGGTGCATACCGAGTACGAGGTAACACGACTGAGCCGTGGTCTGGAAAAGTAGCATTCGTGCTTCACTCATTCCAGATGAAAGACCTCTACGACGAACTCGTAGCCGGTGTCGGTACTTACGCTGACGTAGACGGTCTTACCGCAGAAGTGTTCAAGAACGCTTTCAACCTTCCAATCGCCAACGCCCAGGGATTCACGGATGACAACATCACGATTGACGCAGCCGACGACGCTAAAGGTGGCGTCTTCGCTTCTGGTGCTAACGGGGCTGTTGTACTGGTACAAGCGCGCGCACCTTGGGTAAAGATGGTTCGTAACGAGGGACTTGGTGGCGGTGCATCTGAGATGTTCCACCGTGACGAGTATGCTTACGGGGAACGCAGCGCTGGAAACTGGATTTTTGAGGTCATTTCAGACGCCACAGCCCCTACGAGTTAGGACGAGTGGGCTAACTAATGACTGTTCGTAAGACAGAAAAAGACGGTGTGCTTGTTGGTGTGGGTGACTCTGTGAAATACAAGAAGTCCTCACGCTCGCGAGCAGTCACCGCTTCAGTAATTGATGTTCAAGATGTCACGTTCGGCATACTCCACTTGGATGTGAAGGGCGATGTCATCAAGAACGTAGGCAGAGACCAGTGGGTTCCTGCTTGATCTAGGCTCATTCAGAGTAAAAGGAAAAACAAATGCCTCAGAGTGGCGCAAATAGCAAAATTCGACTCTTCTACGATTTCTACGGAGAAGACGCGATTGCAAACACAGCAGAACTCCGAAACCTCGGACCGTTTTGTGTTGGTGGACAGGGTTCCGCTGAAGTAGACGCTGGTGTTCCAACCATTGCTGGATTCCTGTCCGGTGCTGGTCGAATCACCACGACTAACGAAGACAACCACACTACGCTGGTTGGTACTCAGGCTGGATTCGATGTGGGACTCATGGGAACGATTGTTCTTGAGACCCGTGTTCAGTTGGAAAACTTGGACACCAAGGAAGTCTTCATTGGCTTCTCAGACATTGCTCCAGAGACTCTCAGCATCGAGACCGACATTCTCTCTGCTGCGACAACGACCATTACTCCGGTCGCTTCTGACTACGTTGGTTTCTACCTCTCGGCAGAACTGACTGACGACGAAGACTGGCACGCTGTATACAACGGCGGAACCACGACTGGTGTGACCGACTCGACGACGGTTGACCTCGATGACGACGCAGTAGCCGGTGAATGGCAGATTCTCCGACTTGAACTCACAAATGATGGAACCGCTCGCTGGTACATCGACGAAGAGTTGAAGAAGACCGTTACTGGTGCTGTGTCAACCACGACCAACCTCGCACTTTGCGTAGGTGTAGAAGCCAAGGGTGCAGCTATTGAGACCCTTGACGTTGACTACATCAGCGTGAAGGCAAACCGAGACTTTACGGTTTAGTTGATTGATGCCTCGTCCCTTCGGGGGCGGGGCTAAACCTTTTCAGGTGCTGACCCTTTTCAGCAAAGGAATAAATAAATGGCAGTAAGTTCAACACATACTGGATTCCGTCGAGACCGTGCTAACAGCCGCCTCGACATTTACTACGAAGGAACCCGTGTAGGACACGTTGACTCATCTGGTCAGACGCTTACGGGTGGCTCGACTGTTTCGGGCAACATCGTGTCTTCAACTGGTGACGTTCGTTCTACCGCAGGTAACTACCGTGGCGGACCAGTAAACGCATTCGCAACGACTGAACCAACCCAGGCAGTAGTTCTTGAAGCCGGTACTGCACCAGCAGGTGCGATTACCACGTCTTCAGGCATCTTCGCTAGCGCAACAGTGCTACGGAAGATCATCGCTGCTGGCACTGTGTCAGACGTTGGGTAAGAACAAGTGACTCTTCTCGACTCTATTACTGACCGAGAGATCATGTGGGAAACGGGGGACGACCTCTGTGACTGCACGTTTCAGCGTGTGGGACGGTGGACTAACCCGTATCTCGCCCAAACAAGGCATGTGCGGCTTTGCTGCATAGAGGCAGAATTAGAGAAACAGTTTCCTCAATTCGTCCAAGTCTTTGATGCGTACCAAGACCCGAATACTGATGAGTTGATTGACGAGCCTATGATGTGGAACGGCGAGTTCGATATGCCGAAGGACATCTGGCACAGGCAATTAGCAAGAATCCGTGGTGAGGACTTGGAACTTGTCAGGGAAAAGTTTGCAGGACTGGAGCCACCAAAAGGTGTGCCACAGCCAGAGGTAGAACAGTTGGTTCAACAGCAACAAGTAAACCCGTGGGAACTCTACGGGCTAAAGACGCTAGAAGTAGATAGACTTCAGGAAAACCTGAACTCTGCTATTGACGTAATCAGGGCGTTGAAAGAAGGTGCTATCGACATCGACCGTATCGAAATCATCGACGGTGGATTTTCCGTTCTACCGGAAGGTGAGACAGATGCCTAAGAAGATTTATCCTGTCACCATCTACATCTCGAACGACGAGCCATGCGCTCTAATGCGAGAGTTCTACCGAGGCAACACACGCCTTAGGGAGTTCACGGTAGTCAGGAACGATGCCCTAGCCAAGTACACCGAAACTATCGGTACAAAGGCAGAATGGGGTACGACACCGTTGCTCAAC